GTATATTGCAGTCAAATGTTAGAAGATAAAAGAATTTGGTATTGCAGCGAGGCATGTATGGAAAAAGATCTGAAAGAAATTTATAGAATATTTTGGATGGTAAAGGGACATTTGAATTGTTCTCCTGAAACAGCATTTGAAGTATATTCTGAATATTTTGAAAGGCTATGGGGTAACCATGAAGCGGTGATACACGAAGAAGGTTTTGAGGAAGCATGGAAAAAAAGGTGTTTACAAACTCAGAAAAAGGTGGTAGAATAAAGAAGAAAGTTGTTCGGAATAGGAAATATAGATCATGATCATCATCGATTACTCAGGCATCGCTATGGCTCCAGTTGTTATGGGGCAAGCACGATATGACGATGAAAACTTGCTACGGCATATGATACTGAATTCAATTCGTATGTATCGTCAAAAATTCAAAAAATATGGCGAGGTTGTCATTGTTGCAGACGCTGGTGGTAACTGGCGTAAAGACATTTATCCTGAATATAAGTTTAAGCGTAAGGCCAATCGAGAAAAATCTAAGATTGATTGGGACGAAGCATTTCGTATTATGAGTATGGTGCGTGATGAGCTCAAAGAAAACTTTCCTTATAAGGTAATCCATGAATGGGGCTGTGAGGCTGACGATGTTATTGCTGAACTGGTTCATTATACTCAAGAATTCGGTAACCATGAAGAAGTTATGATTGTGTCTGCAGATCATGACTTCATTCAGCTACAACGGTATGATAACGTCAAACAGTATTCACCCAACACTAAAAAGTTTGTCAAGAGTGATGATCCTCAACAGTATCGTCTTGAACATTTCCTCAAAGGTTGTTCTGGTGATGGTGTACCAAATGTTCTTTCTGACGATGATACTTTTGCAGTTGAAGGTAAGCGTCAGAATGTGCTATCTAAGAAAAAGAAAGAAGCACTATTAAATGATCCTCAATCACTTGGTGAACAGGTATATCGTAACTATCAACGTAACAAAAAAATGATCGATCTTATTGATACGGCTTGTCCTCAATCTGTAAGATCTTCTATTATAAATAATTTTGAGAGTCAGAATAAGCGAGAAAACAGAGGAAAAGTATTTCCTTATTTGGTTTCAAAGAATTGCCGACTGCTACTTGAGAATGTACAGGAGTTTTTAAATTGATGAAATATATTTTTGAAGTTATTGATGAAGCAAAAAAAGCTAAAACTAAAAAAGCTAAACTAGAGGTTCTAAAGAAAAATGAATCTTGGGCACTGAAAGATATTCTGAAAGGCACACTTGATCCCAAAATAGACTGGCTTATTCCGAAAGGTGAAGCACCATATACACCAAACGAAGGACATAATGCGCCTTCAAATCTTCTTAAACAGCATAAGAAATTTCAATACCTTGTAAAAGGTGTACCAACTTATGCTAATATGTCAACTCTTAAAAGAGAAAGAATTTGTATTGAGCTTCTGGAATCAATTCATCCAGAGGACGCCGAGTTGGTTGTGTCTATGATTAACAAGAAACCTTTTGGTGGTGGTATCACTCCAAAACTTGTAAATGAGGCATTTCCAAATCTAGTGAGTACTACATAATGATTTAATTCATAAACCAAAAGGAGAGACCTTGTATGGTAGTAGCTCAAATCGATCGTCTAAAATCAGATCTTGCTCAAATCGAAGCTTTTGCAAAAGAGCTTAAAAAAGAAGGGAGGGAGGATCTTTCAAAAAAGGTCTGGTCGAAGAGGGATTACTTAGAACAATACATTGAAACGGTTTCAACATAAGGAGGTTTACAATTCTTGAATTACTTGATATAATGGTTAGGGTAGGGACTTCGGTCTCTACCCTTTTTCACATGGAGACACACATAGGAGAAATAAAATTAATATTTTCATACTTGATTCTGACCCAGTTAAATCAGCACAACTACAGTGTGATAAGCATGTAGTAAAAATGATTGTCGAATCTGCACAAATGCTATCAACTGCTCATCGTATGCTTGATGGTTATGTAGAAAAACGTCCATCCAAGTCTGGTAAACGTATGGTCAACTATTGGGTACACCCCGATGATTTTATGGAACAGAACCTGTACAAAGCAGTGCATCATAGTCATCCGTGTACGGTATGGACTATGCAATCAAAAACAAATTATCATTGGCACTATTTACATTATGCTGCTCTTGCAGAAGAATATGAATATCGATATGGTAAGCTTCACGGTTCCTTTAATCGTGATACTGAGTTGGGTAAAATTCTGAGTCAGTTTCCAGAAAATATACCAGAAGGTGGTCAAACACCTTTCGCTCTTGCAATGAAAGCAAATCCAGAATGCATTGCTCTAAACGATCCAATTGAAGCTTATCGAGCATTCTATCAAACAAAGCAAGATCGATTTACCATTTCATGGACGAATCGTCAACAACCGGAGTGGTTTAATGCCGCGTAAGAAAAAAGAAAAACCTGAACCAATTAATCGTGAATGGACTAAAATTGAATATCATGTACATGAAGAATTAAAGTTCGGAGATCCAAAAAATCCAGGAACATGGCTTAGGTTATCTTCACCCATAGGACAAAATGGTAATATACTCAATAAGCACATAATTCAAAGTTGGACAGGATATGACTGGAAAATTATGCATCGTTATGACGTATTAGATAAATGGAATAAATGGAAAAGAACATGCCGCAATATACAATCAAAAAAAGAACAACCGAAGAAGAATGGGACGTTGTCTGCTCTTGGAACGAACTCCAAGAAATCCTCAAAGAAGACGATGACCTCATCCAAAAGCCGTCGGCTCCGAAAATCGTCAGTCATACCGGCATGATGCTATCAAAAACATCTGATGGTTGGAAAGATGTATTGAAAAAAATTAAAAAGGGTTCTGGTAAAGGTAATACGATTAACACATGAAAAAATCAAATTCAAGTCATCTTGTAAGAGAAGATGAAATTGAACTGGTTGAACCGTTTTCGGAAAACCAGGAAAAAGCATTTAGAGCATGGGAAGATGGACATAATCTTGTAATGACTGGATCTGCTGGTACGGGTAAAACATTTCTAGCCTTGTATTTTGCATTCACAGAACTTCTTAAAAATCCAGACATATATCGAAGTGTCATGATCATAAGATCAATGGTACCAACGCGTGATGCAGGTTTTTTGCCAGGAAACAAACACGAAAAAGAGGAACCATATAAACTACCATATAGAAATATTTGTGATGAAATATTTGGTTATGAAGGAGCTTATAGTAAATTATCAATCTCTCGTAAACTTGACTTTGAAACAACATCGTATATACGAGGTGCAACATTTGATCAAAAGATTATTGTTGTGGATGAAATGCAAAATTTAAATTTTCATGAGCTTGACAGTGTGATATCACGTGTTGGTGATGATTGTAGAATTATTTTTGCGGGAGATTATAAGCAGAGTGATTTTAAATATGATGATGACAAAAAAGGAATCATAAAATTTATTTCTGTCATTGAGCAAATAAGATTTTTTAGAGTTATAGAATTCGGATGGGCAGATATTGTGAGATCGTCGTTTGTCAGGGATTACATTATGACGAAAGAAATGATGGGCATAAAATTTTAAAATAATCATCTGATTTCGTATGAGTTTATATAAATAATGGTATATAAAGGAGAAATCATTATGTACAATTATACTTATAAAACAAAACACGTAAACGGCAAGTACTACGTAGGGCGCCATTCTACAGATAACTTAGACGACGGTTATCTTGGGTCAGGTACGTGGGTTAGACAGATTCAGGATAAATCCTTACTTAGTAAAGAAATTCTTTCTTTCTTCGATTCTTTTGAAGATCTGTTAGAAGCTGAAAAGGTGCTAATATCTGAGCATATTGACCATAAGCACAATATGAATTTTAATAGCAGTTCTGTTGGTTTTTCTACGGGCGATTTGAATCCAAGTGCCAATCCTGAACGTAGAAAGCAAATATCTGAGCAGATGAAAGGCGATAAGAATCCTATGTACGGTGGTCATAGTGAAGAAGTTAAGATGAAGATATCAAAGGCAATGTCTGGCGATAAGAATCCTATGTACGGTGGTCATAGTGAAGAAACTAAGCAAAAGATGTCAGCATCAGCTAAGATAAGAGCTAACACTGAAGAAGGGAAGAAACAACTTTCCGAAAATGGAAAGAAGGGTAAAGGGCGTGAACCTTGGAACAAGGGTTCAGCTGGCGAATTTACTATCGGTGAAGAAGGCAAACGTAAGATATCGGAATCATGGAAGAATAGGCAAAAGGTGAAATGCCCTCATTGC